TCAATAGTGTTGACTTTGATGATGAACAACTACAAAACCATAGGACTAAACTAATATGAGAGACTACGATAGCTGGCTAACCGAGTTCCTTGACTACGATGATGACGATGATTTAACCGAGGAAGAGCGACAGGAACTAAAGGATTTGTACGATGAATGGGTAATAGATCAATACGAAAGTAACAAACTAGACTGATGTAATATGGACGGACACGAGGACGAGATCGAAGACATAGAAATAGACGAGTCGTTGGCGAAACAAGTGGCGAACGGACTTGACTACTTTTGGTCACAGAATGAGTTGTGTTATGATGAGAACCTAAAGGTTGTCCGAAGTGATCGACCTCGTGTCCGTCCTAAATATTCCTACGATTACATAAAGAGAGATAAGAACGATGTCGAAGGCAATTGAGTTCGAGATGAAGAGGTGGGGACGGGCGACATACCGCCAGTTCCAACAGTTCTATAAAGAAAGTGATCGTGGTTCCGAGATGGACAGTAGTAAGCGTATCCTGGGGAAGCTTGCACCACAGTTAGCACAACCGATTGAAGACTTCTTTAACCGATTTGCCGGAGACGACAGTCCATCGATGCCGTTGTGGCTTTGTTACATTGCAGACTTTCATCCGCAGATGGTGGCACACATAGGGTTAAAGGTTTTACTCGACCGTATGTACGCCCCGGATAGATTCTTTACAGCACTAGCACGAGAGATAGGTGGTGCGTTCGAAGAGATAGCACGTCAACGGGTAGCTGAACAGACCGTCCCAAAAAATAAGATGTGGGGGATCAAAGGCACGAAGAGTAAACGATCTAAGATGCAACGATTTTACACAGTGGAAAAGAACAACCGACGATTTACGTGTTGGGAAAGACGGCACAAACTAGCGTTAGGTTCGTGGTTGTTAAATGAAATCAAGACACACACAGGCATCGTTGACTTTCGTATCGAACGGTTTGGTAAGAGACAACGAAAGGATGTGGTACTGACTCCTGACTTCACTGACTGGGTACGACGATACGACAAGTGGAAAGAGATGCTTGATCCGATGCGTATGGCGTTACCGACAAAACCGAGGGACTGGGTAGATTATTACAACGGAGGATACGAGACATTCAACGATCCGTTTGTAATGAACCGACCAAGCAAAGCCAACTACGATTTCTTTTCGATCAATACTATTTATACCGCTTGCAACAATGTGCAACGAGTACCTTGGCAGATCAACAAGAAGATACTGGACGTGGCTCAGAAGTGTTGGGAGTTGGAACGAGTGTTCGACTTTCATGAAGTGCCGATGCAACCGTATCTTGAGAACGGCCACGAACGACCCGAAGAACTGAGGCAATGGAAGTTTAAACAAGACAAGATTCGTCGCATGAACGAGTCCAACCGTAGCAAAAGGTTACAACACGCCAAGGTCATGCACTTAGCTAAGAAGTACAGCGAGTGGGATGAGGTATACTTTCCTGCTCGTATTGATTATCGTGGTCGTGTTTATTATATGCCCGCTTACCTGCACCCACAAGGCTCTGATCTAGCTAGAGCTTTGTTGCAATTCGCTGATGGTCAACAGGTTATGGATGAGGAGGACGCTGAACGACTACTGGTTCACGGAGCTAACGCTTGGGGTATAAAGGGTTCGTTGATGGAGCGAGTAGCGTGGGTAGGATCACATAAGAACGATATACTAGAGTGCGCAACCGATCCGATGACGAACGACTGGTGGATGGAAGCGAGCGAACCGTTTGGTTTTCTTGCGTTTTGTCTTGAGTATCAACAGTTTACGAAAGAAGGATACGGTTACGTGTCTCACTTTCCAGTACGTATGGATTGTAGTAACAACGGTATGCAGATATTGCACCTTTTACTACGGGATACACGTCACGCGAAGCACTGCAACCTAGTACCTGACCAACCACCGGGTGACATGTACCAATACATAGCTGACCTTGTGTACGAACGGTTAAAGGAGCAGTCAAAGGACAGTTACGTGGCATCTGAATGGTTCAAGTACGGAGTGACACGAGCTATGGCGAAGGCAGCGGTAATGAACAAACCATACGGTCAATCGTTCTATCAAGTCATGTCTAGGTTTCTTGTTATTATCGGAGACAACCATCCGTTTCAAGTGGGTGAGGACATAGACGCTATCAACTACCTGACCGAACAGTTCAACACGGTAGCACGAGAGCAACTGGAGAGTGTTGTCCGTATCCAACAGTTCCTGCGTGGTTGTGCCAATGCAATAGGTAACAAGGTGTTTGAATGGACGACACCGTCAGGCTTTAAAATCATTCAAGGGTTGACTAAGAGTAAGAAATCAAAAGTAAGAACTATCACGGGAAGTATTACTACGTGGTTAGACTTTGATTTAGAAACAGATGAGATCGATCCGAAAGCACAACGACGTAGTGTCACTGCTAACTTTATCCACGGGATAGATGCAGCTGTTGTCCATCGTTTAGCATACGACATGAAGTTTGATATGGGCTTTGTTCACGATTGCTTTATATGCCACGCAGCCAACGCCCGAAAGGTACACCAAGATGTACGAAAAACATACAAGAATTTCTTTTCAATTGACTTACTAGCCGAGTTCAGATGTGAGTTATTGAATCAACACGCGACAGCTAAACTGCCCGAACTGCCTGAACTTGGGACGCTTGACGTCTCGCAAATAGATCGAGCCATGTATCTGCTGTCATAACACCGATAAATAAACAATGAGTATACAAGCAAGAAAGAAACACGATGTAATAAAAGTAAAAGGTACAGCTAAATACTGCCACCTCAACGAGCCGAACAAACGGTTTGAGCCTGAGTTTGGTACGTACAGTTGTGATCTGGTTATAGATAAAGACCAAGCTGATCTGTTGAAGAGCACGATACGTCCGTTGTATGAAGAGGAGTTGAAGACTGTGCAAGAACAGAACGCTGGTAAGAAGATTGAACAGAAAGAGTTCCCGATCAAAGAAGAGGACGGTGCTTTTGTTGTTAAGTCTAAATTAAAAGCTGGAGGCAGACGCAAAGACGGTAGTGTTTACAGTCTATCAATTGCTTTGTTTGATTCCAAAGGTCAACCGTTACCTGAAGATGTTAAAGTATGGGGTGGTAGTAAAGTAAACATGGCATTTCGTCCAAGGTTTTGGTACACACCGATGGCAGGGTTTGGTGTATCATTCGAGCTGCAAGCTGTTCAAGTAATAGAACTACAGAACGGAGGCGTAAGTGGTGTGGCAGCTGATGCTTTCGGATTTACTACTGAAGAAGAAGGATACGTTAATGGCGGTGAAAACCTAGACACTACATTCGATGCGGAACAAACGGACGAAACCGAAGTCACAGCGAACTTCTAATAATCGTTATCGTTCTGGATTTGAATCTAAATTAGCACACCAACTGAAACGTAGTGGCGTTGAGTTCAAGTACGAGACGTTAACTATTGAATATCAGAAGGTTAGCACATACACTCCCGACTTCATACTTCCTAACGGCATCATCATAGAAGCCAAGGGAGTATGGACGGTGGAGGACAGGACAAAACACTTGTTGGTACGCAAGCAACACCCGCACTTAGATATACGCATGGTGTTTCAACGAGCGAGTAACAAGATTAACAAGAAGTCCAAGACAACGTATGCAATGTGGTGCGAAAAGAAGGGAATTAAATATGCAGATAAAGTTATACCGAAGTCATGGCTTTCACAAAAACGCATGAACCATGCTCAAAGTGTGGGAGTAGTGACGCTCTCTCCACCAACGATGACGGAAGCACCTATTGTTTCAGTTGCAACAGTTATAGTGGAGGACCAGGAAAAGCAATGAGCGAACCAGCACCGAGAGAGTTTCTTACTGGCGAACCCAAAGCAATACCACGACGTAACCTAACACAGGAAACGTGTCGTAAGTGGGGCTACTGGGTTGGCCGTTTGAATGGTGAGGATGTACAGATCGCCAACTATAAAACACGAGACGGCAAACCTGTTGCTCAGAAGATACGATACGCTAAAAAGAACTTCAGTGTTCGTGGTGAGTTGATCGGCTTGTACGGTCAACACCTGTGGAAAGAGGGAGGTCGTCGTGTTGTTGTAGTCGAGGGAGAGATTGATGCGTTGAGTGCGTCGCAAGCTATGGATAATAGATGGCCTGTGGTCAGTGTACCGAACGGGGCAAGTGCTGCAAAGAAACACGTGGCACAAGCTATCGACTGGTTGGAACGGTTTGAGAAAGTGGTGTTCTGTTTTGATATGGATGATGTCGGACGAAAGGGAGCAGCTGAATGTGCAGCACTCCTGACACCCGGCAAAGCACACATCGCAGAGTTACCACTGAAAGACCCGTCTGATATGTTGACAGGTGGCAAGTCGAAAGAGTTGGTGTCGTGTTTGTATGAAGCAAGAGAGTACAGACCTGACGGAATCGTAAACGGTAAGGACTTGTGGGAGTTGGTGAGTAATACTGACGAACATAAAGCTGTGCCGTATCCGTACTATAGTTTAAACGAGCTAACCCACGGCATGAGACTAGGAGAATTAGTTACAGTGTGCGCGGGTAGTGGAATAGGAAAGTCTCTTTTCTGTCGTGAGGTTGCTCATCACCTGCTAGGTCTTGGCGAGACGGTAGGTTATATAGCACTGGAAGAATCCGTCAGGCGTACAGCTCTTGGTATCATGGGCATCCATCTGAACAAACCACTGCACCTAGAAGACGAACAACTAGACACGGAAGCGTTACGTCCTGCGTTTGAACAGACAGTAGGGAACGGAAAGTTCTACACCTACGATCACTTCGGAAGTATGGACAGCGACAACTTGCTGGGTAAGATACGTTATCTGATAAAGGGATTCGATTGTAAATGGATATTCCTAGATCACCTATCGATTGTTGTCAGTGGTATAGCAGGCGACGACGAACGACGATTGATTGATAACACGATGACCAAGCTGCGTAGTCTTGTTGAGGAGACAGGGTGTGGTATGGTGTTGGTCAGTCACTTGAAGCGAGTGGATAGTGGTCACGAAGAGGGAGGACGAGTGTCCTTGCACCATCTACGTGGTAGTCAAGCTATAGCACAACTGTCGGACATGGTGATAGGCTTGGAACGTAACCAACAAGCTGAGACAACAAGCAATGAAACCCGTGTTCGTGTGTTAAAGAATAGATTCAGCGGACAGACAGGACATTGCACCACACTTAACTACGACACAGAAACCGGACGATACACAGAAGATAAGAACGTCTTCGAAGATACAACAACAACTAACAACCCATTCTAATGAAAACACTATTCTTTGATATAGAAACAAATGCGATAGAGGACTGGTCGAACTTGACAGATCTTGACACGGTTCACTGTCTATCTATCTACGATCCTACCACACCCAAGATGATAACATATCACGGTGCTGGTATACGAAACGGACTAAATGAGTTAGCTAAGGCAGATCATATCGTCGGACACAACGTCCTTGGTTTTGATATACCTGCTCTTGGTAAACTGTACAGCTTCCATCCACCGCTTGTTAAAGTATTAGATACGATGGTCATGGCTAAGTGTATAGTACCTGATGTCCGCAACGACGACTTCTTACGACATAAGTTTGATAAGACTTTGATAGGTAGTCACTCGTTAAAGGCGTGGGGGTTACGGCTAGACAAACTAACTAAGCTATCGTACGGAGAGGAAGACGGTGCGTTTGACAGTTACAACGAGGATATGAGGAAGTACTGCGAACGTGATACAATCGTAACACAACTGCTGTATGATTATCTGATGAGTAGTAAACCAAGCAGTCAGATGTTAGCGATTGAGCACTGGTTTGCGTACCTGATGAGACTACAAGAGAAGCAAGGGTTCGCGTTCGACATCGAGAAAGCAGAGAAACTAGAGATGAAACTTGCTAGTGTTCGTGCTGATCTTCTGGATAAACTACAGAAAGAGTTTCCATCCAAGACGGAAGAGATGAAGACACCAAGTGGTTGGTCGTTAGAGATTGAATGGAACGACGGACTCGAGATAATCTCAGCTGCAACCAAGACGGAACTAAAGAAGGAACTGAAGAGTCGTAACTTAAAGCAGACGTTAGTTAAAGATGCAGTCAAGTTAGCTAACAAGACTAAGACAGTAGCGTTTAATCCCGGTAGTCGTCAGCAGATAGCTGAACGCTTGTCTTCTTTAGGGTACGAACTACCGATAGAACCTGACGCTAAGACACCCAAGGTAGACGAAGCTGTGCTGCGTAGTATTGAGCATCCGTTTGCTGAGGTGTTGTGTGATTACTTGTTGGTTACCAAGAGGTTAGGACAATTATCAGAGGGTAATCAAGCGTGGTTGAAGCTACAAAAGAACGGACGAATACACGGACGGGTCAACACAAACGGTGCAGT